AGGAATTTGATGATTCTTCTTGACGATAGAAGTTTCAGCGACCCTCATTTTTGAACAGTGATAGCACTTAAAACGGCCTTTTCTAAGAAGAATTCTAGTTTGAATTTTTTATACTAGAAAATCAGAACCATAATACCTATATAAAAATATTATAGTTCTAATAGGATTTACCCAAAAGTTTTAAGGCGGTCTTTTTAGAACTTTAATCGTTTGAAATTTAGGTAGCAAATTTGTTTCTATTCTGTCAACTTTTCCTATTTTTATCTTGTTGAGCCTGGTATTTTAACAATTCAGGAATTGATAGTGAATGTGTAAAATTTTTTGTTAGAATAAGTTTATAAAAAAGAAAAGGAGTATTTGATTATGTTACAAAAAATTTATGAGCAGATGGCTAATTTCTATGATAGTATTGAAGAAGAGTATGGTCCTACATTTGGTGATAATTTTGACTGGGAACATGTTCATTTTAAATTTTTAATTTATTATTTAGTGAGATATGGCATTGGTTGTCGTAAGGATTTTATCGTTTACCATTATCGTGTTGCTTATCGTTTGTATCTTGAAAAATTGGTAATGAATCGGGGTTTTATTTCTTGTTGAGGTAATTTTAGTAAATTTCCGAACTAATTTACTCTTTTATGGAAAGATAATAGTAAATAGCTAGTAATTTTTCTAAATCATTTTTTAATAGTTGGAAATAGCAAATCTTTCTATTGTTTCTTCTTGATAAAAAGGCGATTTTTTATTATAATAAATTGTAAGATATAATTGCAGGTGAGAGTCCTGCCATGTATGTGAGAAAGGAAGAGCCTGAGGGCTCAGACAAAATTATGACTTCAGTTGTTGTTGTAGGTACCCAATGGGGTGATGAAGGTAAAGGGAAGATTACAGACTTCCTTTCAGCGAATGCAGAAGTGATTGCACGTTACCAAGGTGGTGATAATGCTGGTCACACGATTGTGATTGACGGTAAGAAATTTAAGTTGCACTTGATTCCATCTGGGATTTTCTTCCCTGAAAAAATATCTGTCATTGGGAATGGTATGGTTGTAAATCCTAAATCTCTTGTAAAAGAGTTGAGCTATCTTCATGAGGAAGGTGTAACAACTGATAACTTGCGTATTTCTGATCGTGCGCATGTTATTTTGCCTTATCATATCGAGTTGGATCGCTTGCAAGAAGAAGCTAAGGGCGACAATAAGATTGGTACGACAATTAAGGGAATTGGTCCAGCTTATATGGACAAGGCTGCTCGTGTTGGAATTCGTATTGCAGATCTTTTAGATAAAGATATTTTCCGTGAGCGTTTAGAACGTAACCTTGCTGAAAAGAATCGTCTTTTTGAAAAATTGTATGACAGTAAAGCGATTGTTTTCGATGATATTTTTGAAGAATATTACGAATATGGTCAACAAATCAAGAAATACGTGATAGATACATCTGTTATCTTGAATGATGCGCTTGATAATGGCAAACGTGTGCTTTTTGAAGGTGCACAAGGTGTTATGCTAGATATCGACCAAGGTACTTATCCATTTGTTACGTCATCAAACCCTGTAGCTGGTGGTGTGACAATTGGTTCTGGTGTCGGTCCAAGCAAGATTGACAAGGTTGTAGGTGTATGTAAAGCTTATACGAGTCGTGTAGGAGATGGTCCTTTCCCAACTGAGTTGTTTGATGAAGTGGGAGAACGTATCCGTGAAGTGGGTCATGAATATGGTACAACAACTGGTCGTCCACGTCGTGTAGGTTGGTTTGACTCAGTTGTGATGCGTCATAGCCGTCGTGTTTCTGGTATTACTAACCTTTCTTTGAACTCTATTGATGTTTTGAGCGGTTTGGATACTGTGAAAATCTGTGTGGCCTATGATCTTGACGGTCAACGTATTGACTACTATCCAGCTAGTCTTGAGCAATTGAAACGTTGCAAGCCTATCTATGAAGAGTTGCCAGGTTGGTCAGAAGATATTACCGGAGTTCGCAATTTGGAAGATCTTCCTGAGAATGCGCGTAACTATGTTCGTCGTGTGAGTGAATTGGTTGGCGTTCGTATTTCTACTTTCTCAGTAGGTCCTGGTCGTGAACAAACAAATATTTTAGAAAGTGTTTGGTTCTAAGAGATTTTTAAGATTTGTTTAAGATAGGTCGGGTATACTATAGACAGTTACAAGAAGACCTCCTAACTTGTTGTAACAAATATCCTAAACTTTTCTTTTTCATAATAATCTCCCTTAACTCCACCCAATCAGGTGGAGTTTTTTAGCTTTATTTCAGGCTTTTGGGGACTATTCTAAAAATAATTTTTCGATATTTTTCGGTATTTTTCGGATTTTGGTCGGGGAATTGGCGGGGACTTTTTTAGCGAATATGACTAAGAAATAGGTCTGTTGTCGCTTCAGCAAGTTCGTCCTCTACTTGATTGTAACGATCCGTCATATAAACCTTTGTATGCCCCAGCGCCTGGCTTAATTGTTCAAGCGGAACCCCTGCAATAATGCTTTGAGTCGTGAAGAAGTGGCGCATCATGTGAGGTGTTACATGCAATCCTGTTGCTTCATTCACTAGATTGAAGTTTCTATTTAGCTGGTTTGGATTGATGAGACCACCTTTCTCGTTGATAGTTATATAATCCTTGTGCTGTTCCTTGATAATTCCTAACTTTCGCTTAATCTTAGAAGCTTCAGCTATCAGATAATAGATCAGGTCTGTTCCGATATCATCAAGGCAGACATATCGCTCTGAATCCTTCGTTTTAAGCCCTCCTTTCCCTTTTAAGGTCTGGTTGCTTCGACTGTCTCTAAGATGCAGTATAGCCCGTCCGCTGTCGTTCTGAGTGATGTCCATTGGACGCAATCCAAAGACTTCTCCTCTTCTCAATCCAAAAATGGTAAGATAGGTCAGAGCGTAGAATTGTTTTGGCATAATCTCTTCTGCCTTTGCTATCCAAGTCTTAAACTCTTTGAGAGTCACTTTCTTGTTAGCAGCAGGGATATCACTCTGGCCAATAAAGACACCTTTCAAGCGATTTGAGAGCAGATTACCATTTTTCACGGCATCATTCAGCAATGCCATGAAGCTGGAATTGAGGGTTTGAACAGTGTATCTGGTATGGTTCTGCAACTTTTCAGCGATAAAGAGTTCATACTCATTTCTATCCAAATTTTTAAGCAGGGTAGAACCAAACTTTGCCTTGATATGGTTCTTGTAGAGATTATCATTGAGGTAGTAGGAAGTGTCATTCCAGCGCCCTGTTGACAATCTCTTTTCAGAATAAATATCCCAATATTGATCAAGTGTCAGATTCGTATTGATACCTAATTCTTGTTCTTGGATTTGTTGCTCAAGCTCTACCAAGGCTGCACGAGCTTGAGGGAGAGTTGTGAAACCACTTTTACTTTTTTCTCTTTTTTTACCTCGGAAGAAAAAAGAACGTCTGACATAGTAACGCTTGCCTTTAGCAGTCTCATAGTAATAGATATTTGGGTATTTTGTTTTATTATATTTCATTGTATTCTCCTTGTTTATCGGCTTCTGGACAAGGTCTAAACATTGAGAATATTGACATCACCCCTTTCATGGTGTAAAATAGGGTATAGAAAAGAGGCCTTTTTAATGGCTGATTTTTTATAAGGGTGGGCTTCACAATCAAACTTTGGCGAGGGAGATTGTGGAGCTTTTTTGTTTTTAATTCAACAAAAAACGGTAACTAAATTTATAGTTACCGTTTCTGCGTGGCAGCTTGTGCCAACCAGGTTATTTGCACCAGGATTTCCCCTAGGCTAGTAACTATATATTATCAAATATATTTCATTTTGTCAAAAATGGAAAGTTGAGTCTTCACACTCAGAATTTAGAGATAGAGAGTGTGGGGATTTTTTTATTTCTTGACTTTATCTTTTAAAGCCTTCTCTATGGCTTTCTTTAATTCCAAAATAGATGCTTTTTCATCTTTGGTAAAGGTTACTGTGTTTTCATCTTTTACGGCATCAAACACACCACCTTTTGTATCAGAAGAACCAGGGTAAACAAGTTGAAGATAGCCAACAGTTGAGCCAGGTTCTTTCAATTGGTATGCTGTAATCTCAGAGAGGAGAATTGACTTTTCGCCATCAAGACCATGAAGAAGAACATTAGATACATTTGACTTTCTTGCAATCCTGATAAAATAATCATCGATTCTTACAACAGTTTTTGATTTCTTAAACTCAAAAACTCGCTCATTCGGTTCCTCTGTGAAGAGTTCAACCTCTAAACTTTCATCTTGCTTTTTACCAAACAATGCCATAAGTAGTTCCTTTCTTTTTCTGCTTCAGCAGTTTATAAACATATTTAACCAATTAAAGTCTGATATTCCTCTTTTACCATGACTTCATTTGTCACGGTTTTAAGATTGTAGTAGGACATGAATTTGAGGTAATCAAACTCTTTGGGGTCGTCTAAGCTTTCTAGTGCGTCTTTTACGAGATGATGGATCATATTCCTATCAGCTTCGTTTTCACAGCGTAGGCGAGCGTTCTGGTACTCTGAGCGTGTGTGGTCTTTGTGTCCGAGTTCATGCAGTAGTACCTTAACTCTCTCTTTTTTGCTGAGTTTATTGGATAAGAAAGCTGTGTTGGTTTCTTTTTCGTAAAATCCAAGTTCGTCAGGTATTAGCTCACCGTCAAAATCGACAATGCGAACCTGAAAATGACTTATAATTTCTTTTTCAGTCACTAAGCAATACCTCTAATCACCAGCTTCTTTGAGATAACCTTCAATGATAGACTGGATGATTTTCTTCTTTTCGTCTGTTAATTCTCGACCGCCGAACATCATGACATTAGATGCCATCTCTTCAACATTTAGTGCCTTTCCTTGCCAAGTGTACTCTTTTGAATCACCAGCGATGGCAGGATTATCCGTGCGACCAAGCAAATAATCTAAAGATACATTTAAATAATCAGCGATTTCTTGCATTCTTTCCGTACTAGCTTTTTGTTTTTTCAAGGAGTAGAGTGTATTTCTACTATATCCAAGCTTTTCTTCTAATGCATTTATTGAAAGTCCTTGTTTATTTGCAAGTTCTTTTATTCTTTCAAATGTCAGAAACATTGTTTTATCAACCTTTCTAAGCATTACGAAAAAATAATTAAATTATTTAATTAAAACTGTTGACAAAATTAAATAAATAATTTAGAATTATAATCGTAAGCTAAAGAGTTAGCGAACAAGACAACTAAAAAATAAAGCCTAATGAAACTGATTGGCGTCCGTTTTTCTAGGTATAACCTTACTTTTAGTAGGTCTTTTCTCTATGTTTTGATTTTAAATCATTTATTTAAAAATGTCAAGAAATTCGCTAACTTTTTAGATGATTTTTTAAAAGGAGGTGAGGAAATGAGACCAAGACGATATCCGTATAGTGGGAAAAAAGAGTCCACCTTCGTAAAGGCAGACCCTGAATTAGTAGAAAAAATTCTAAGAAACACTAGTTTTCTTGAGCATTTACAAGTTCTGTTAGCAACGAAACCGTAGTTTATGTACTGAGTTTATGAGCGACAAGGACGCTATTAAGAATAGCCTTTCTAATTTCCATGTCGATTGGGTATTCTTTAAATACCTCATCTAACATATCTTTGATAACTGGAATAGCATCGTTGATAATTTCTTGAGAAACTTGTAAAACATCTTCTTTAGTGAGTTTTGACATATAAAATTTCCTCCTTTCTATTGGAATTTTGACTAAAACGGTGAGAGGTCCTAGTCAAGATTATTATAGCAATTTAGGAAGATATTACCTCAGTCTTGAGACTGATATAGGAGGTTGAATGGAAGATAAAATCATCGAACTTGCTGATTACTTCATCAGCGAGAACACAACGTACAGAGAAGCTAAAATAGCGTGTGAGAAGCTATTTAAACAAGCCAGCCATGAGATAGAACTCAGAGCGCTGGAAAGTGAAACGAAGAAATAGAAAGGAGAAAGATGAGTAAAGAACTAAAGATAATCAAGGCTAAAATCAAAACTCGTTTGATTGAGTTGGATATGACTCAAGCTGAATTGGCAAAACAAGTATCTGTAGCATCATCAGTTATTTCAGAGTTGCTGAAGTATGGCAAAGGTAGTGAGTCTGTTAAGGAAAAAGTTGCAGATGTTTTAGGGATTGAGAACCCTTGGGAAAATAGTTAGAGCATGAGGAAATAGTATGAACAACGCAGCGCAAAAAGTAACACGGATTGACAAAGATGCCTGGGAGATTGCTACGGAGCTGGCGAACGAGTACGGCGTATCTATTTGTCACATCATCAGCGAGAGCGTCCGCTATTGTGCAGAGAATGCTGAATTTAAGGAGATGGACGTTGTCGTTAAACGATTGGTAGTCGGCAGTAAGGTGCTGGAGTAGGAGGGTGGAGATGAATGAAATAGTATGGTTTTACTTTGTTGTCATAATCAATCTTATCATTGGTTTTGCTACATACTACGCTAGCAAAAGAGACAGAAAAAAGCGCATCAACGAGTATAAAAAAATACAAGATGATGAGCTTGAAAGAATTAGAAATAAATTTAATTTATGATTTTTTAGAAGTCTTTTGAATAAATTTTTTATTTAGTTTTTGTTTGTGATTGTTAGCTTTATCAGCTAATTTTAAAGCTTTGTCCAAATCAACTTCGCCTGTAAAAGTTTTGTAGATAAGATCATTCATCTTCATAGCCTTGTCGGTTTCAGTATCAATCTGAGATACCTTTTCAAGTTCTTGTAACCGTAATTCATGAGCTTGTTTGACTTTTTCAAGTTCCAAGGTGTGTTGTTGTTTGAGAGTATCTATCTGATAATGAAATTCTTTTTCAAGTTTCTCTACGATATGTGAATGTTCTTTGGCCTGTTTTTCAATCTCAGCTTTATTGTTAGCTTTTGATGCAATATATGACCATAAACCTGAGATTATTGCAAGAATGACACTAATTGCAGGTTGAATAAGAATTTGATAATCCATAAGATTTCTCCAATCGTTTTATTTTCATTATACCAAATTTAGAAAGGAATATTATGAACGAAATTTTTAATTTTCACGGGCAGGAAGTCCGTACTTTGATCATTGATGACGAACCTTGGTTCGTTGGGAAAGATGTTGCAGACATCCTAGGATATAGCAAGGCTAGAAATGCGATTGCTCTTCATGTTGATGAAGATGACGCCCTAAAACAGGGCCTCACAGATAATTTAGGAAGGGTTCAAGAAACTATCATCATCAACGAATCTGGCCTCTACTCTCTCATTTTATCCAGTAAATTACCTCAAGCGAAAGAGTTTAAGCGCTGGGTGACATCAGAGGTTTTACCAGCTATTCGCAAGCAGGGTGGATTTATCCGTGAGGATTTGGACGAGGATGCCTTCATTGCTCTATTTACTGGACAGAAGAAATTGCGCGAGCAACAAGCTAGCATGATTGAAGATATCGACTATCTAAAAAACGAACAGCCAATTCATCCAAGCTACGCTCAATCGCTACTGAAGAAGCGTAAGGCTAGGGTTGTGGCATGCCTGGGTGGTATTGATAGTCCAGCTTATGCGGATAAGACTTTCGCTCAGTCAGTCTTTAGACAAGCTGAGATTGATTTCAAAGACCACTTTAATATCAGTCGCTATGACTTGTTACCGAAGAAGTTTGCAGAAGCTGCTCTTGCTTACTGGATGACGTGGGAGCCAAGCACTAATACCAAGATGAAAATCATGAAATTGAACTCATTTGACGAAGGGTAGGAGGGAAAGAAGATGGACAATGTTCTACTTTCACTATCTGAATGGATTAAGTCCATTATCAAGGACACAATCACAAGGCTAGTCGAAATAGAAAAAGATAGTGATCACTATCCAGAGTTGATGGATGTGAACACTACCTGTGATTTTCTAGGAATTAAGTATGCCACATTTTCAGATAATTATCGTTACTTAAAGGGGTTTCCAAAGGAATTACCTGGTAAGAAATGGTCAAAAAGAGCCATCAAAGAATGGCTCTCTAATCAAATATAATAACTTTACTAAAAGGCTTCTGGACAAGGTCTTAGCAAAATTATTTGACTATATTATAGCATAAAAAGAGGATAAGGAGATTAAAAAATGTTTGAACCACCGATTTTAGACCAGCTGATGGGTGTTGGAGCTTTGCTGATTGGATTTGCAGGAGCTTGCCGTCATATCAAATTGCAGGAAAAACGCAAGGAAGAAGAAAGACGAGAAGAGCAAGAATTTGCGTCTATGATTATTCGAGGCTATAACCATGCTTACGAACGTGGTAGAGAGGCTGAACGTCAAGAAATCCGCAAGAATATTCGTCGTCCGTTCAAGGGCTTTACCTACGACAATGAACCTTCGAGTTCGCTTTGCCAGAACCTAAACAGTCTGCAATCAGATTTTTGTAATGAGGAGGTCAGGAAATGCAAGAATTGATTGAATGGCTGGATAACCTGATTATGATTGTTAAAGAACTGGAAGGAAGGGAATCAACTTCAAGACATTTTATTACGATATGGGAAAACGATTATAAAAATCTATTACTAGTCAAAGAATACCTAACCGACTATGAAAAACTAGCAAAGGACTATCGTTATGTGACCCTTAAAAATAAGCTGCTAAAGATTGAAAAAATGGAGCTGGAAGGCAGGTACATCTATGAAGATATGCGGATGAAGTATCGCGCTAACCGTAGGAAGTGGGGTGCTAGGTATGTCTGAAATTAAGTGGATAAAAATCACAACCGATATTTTTGACGATGAAAAGATTTGCCTGATTGATGCCTTGCCTGATCCTGATGCCATCTTAGTGATATGGTTCAAGATTTTGACACTTGCTGGAAAACATAACAGTAATGGTTTGTTGATGATGACTGATAAGGTTCACTATACAGATGAAATGTTAGCTACTATTTTTCGTAGACCATTGAATACAGTAAGAATGGCTATTGGAGTTTTTGAACAGTTTGGGATGATTGAGATTATCGATGGTATTATTAGCTTGCCAAATTGGGAAAAACATCAAAACGTTGACGGAATGGAGAAAATCAAGGAACAGACACGTAACCGTGTAGCCAAATACCGTAAAAAACAGAAAAATCTTGCTCTTGGTAACGTTACAGGTAACGTTACAGTAACGGACGGTAACGCACTAGAAGAAGATAAAGATAAGAATAAGAATAGATTAGATAAAGATAAGAATAAGAAAAGAATAACTACTACTAGTAGTGGTAGTGAAGAAAATATCTTAGAACTTTTTCAATCTGAGTTTCGTAGACTCTTATCTGGATTTGAAATTGAAGAAATCAACCATCTACTAAATGAGAATGATGTGGATTTGGTGAAAGAAGCATTGAAGACTGCTATTAACTCAGGAAAGCCGAACATCAAATATATTGGTGGGATTTTAAGAAATTGGCAGATGAACAATGTTACCACTGTTGAACAGGTTCGTCAATCGGAAAAGAAGAACAAGGATAAGAAAGAAGAACAGGAGGCCAAGGACGAATGGGGGTACTAGAACTAATTGAACAATTCGAGATTGACTATTATCCGTTAAGCTACGAGAAGAAAACTCTTTTAGCAGACCAACCAATTCATCAAGTGGTTGCCTGCTTGTCTGAAATGGCTAGCTGGCATGAATGCGGAGGTCGGCTAGTATGGTAGACAATGTGTTTGAGGAAATCGCCTTATCTTATCGTAGGAATACAGAACAACAAGAAGAGTTCTGCGAAAAGCATAACATCCCTTTGATAAAGATATTGAGGACCGAGAGTGTTGTATGTCGCATGTGTGAATCTGAGCGGATTCATGAAGAAAATCAGGAAAGAGTGAATGAACTGGCTAATGCTGAGAATGAGCGAGAGAGGAAATACTATCTTGAAAAGTTCTCTCTTTATGATGAAGTTTTGAAAAATGCTACTTTGGACAATTTTGAAACACCAACCGAAAAAGAAGCGGAAAAGCTAGCTTTTGCAAAGAGGATTTGTCGTGAGTGGTCTGAGGGTGCTAGGAACAACATCGTGCTACAAGGAGAAGCTGGAACTGGCAAGAGCCATTTGGCCTTTGCTATGGTAAAGGCTTTATCTGAGTACACGAAAGAGATTGCTATATTTATCAATGTGACGGACTTACTGATGAAGATTAAAGCTGATTTTAGTCAGGAAGAGTTTCTGGTCAATAAGATTGCTAGCGCTAAGTTCTTGGTTTTGGATGATTTGGGCATGGAGAAGGATAGCGAATGGTCGTTTACTATTCTCTACAATATCCTGAATAAGCGTTCAAATACAATCATTACCACCAATTTGACTTCTGCTGATATTCAGAAAAGATATGGCAGACCCTTTATGTCCAGACTGATGAAGGGGGTGGATAAAGACCATTTGATGGTTTTCAACGACTTGACAAACAAGCGGAAGCAATATTTTTAGAACGGAGGTGGCTGATGTTTATTTTAAAGCATGGGACACGAGAGGATAAGCCGTTTCTGATGTCCGCTGTTATCGGTGTGACTGGCTTGGATATTTCGTGTTCTGAGGAGAAGAAAGCCATGCGGTTTGTTTCTAGGGCGGCAGCCTTACAGGTTGGAAAGGCTTTGAGGGGTTCCTTTGGGAACTTTTACCCTGTCGAGGTGGAGTGATGTTAGAGCTTTACTTCGTCTACAACGGGCACTGCAAGTTTTACCTTGGGAGGTTTGACAATGTCGATGATCTCATTGAGCAGATGGAAGACCATCAGTGGGCTTTCTCGGCTATCACTCATCCAAGGTTTCAGAAGCACATTGGTCAGCGGACGACACGGTTTGACTACGGTTCTAAGGATTGTTACTATTTAGCGACTTTTTCAGGAGGAGAAGAAAATGATTGAACTTATTAAAGAATTTGGAATGGCTATTCTGTTTTAGTGGGAGGTAAGAAACATGGTTGGAGTAACCTATCAGGAAATTCATCTCTTTGTTGAATTTTTGAAAGAGCAGTACGGGCAAGGTCGTCCAGACTATATTGAAGCCCTGAACGACTTAGACGGTCTGGTGGAAGTCTCCTACAGAGAAGCTATTGAAAGATTTTTAGAAGATGAAGTACGATAAATAGGCTGAGATTGACGGACTGAAACGCACGATCGAGCAAAACGAAGAGAAGATAATCGAGTATTCGAAGCCGTGCGATGCACGCAAGAGACGGATTAGAGCGCTGGAGCGCGATTTGTTGAGGAAAAAGAATAAAGAATTGAGACGGAAATTGGAGGAGTTGGAAGATGATGGAAGAGTTAAAGCAAAAAGTTAATGCAGTATACAACTGGACGGTAGAAGACGGGAAGCCGCAACCTCCCCAGCAAGATTTACCACAAGTGGTGAAAGACCGGGCGGACTATTTTTGGGAAATGGCAGAAGATGGTATGACGTTTATGGGAGCGATGGAATGCATCTTTGCTGATGAAAAGCCTACAGACTATGATTTGGGAGCTACTAAGGGTTGGTTGCCAAAATCTAAGGAGTTTGATGATTGGGTTGGCTATTCGCCAAGCATGTCTCAGTTAGTTATTGCAGTTTATTTGATTTACAGAGGAAGCGAAGATGAAACTTAATGAATTGATTAAGAAATATAAAAAACTTGAGGGTGTATGGAATGCTGAAGGAGCAGAACTAGCTCGTCAAATTTTTCTGCAAGACTTGGAACAACTAGATAAACCGCAACCAGTCAAAGTTAAGAAGTTTGTGGCGGATTTTATCGCAGAACAGAAAAAACTGGGTCATACACTGTCCTACTCAATAGACGCAAGCATGTCTGACATAGTTGCAGAATGGTATTGGGATAATTCCGAACTCTTCGCACTAGCTTGGATTTTCGGCTACGAGGTCGAGGAAGAGAAGCGGTATACAGTAGTGACGAAAGCAACAAAACAACCGCTATATTATAATGCTATGGATAAGAAACTATTCTTCTCTATGGGCGGACTAGCTACAAAATTTACTCGCAAACAACTCAAAGAAGCGGACTTAGGCTGGGTATTTGATTGCCCAGGTATTGAGATTGAGGAGGTGGAGTATGATACAAACGCTTGAAGAAGGAATGAAGAATCAAAGTAAATGCATAAAAATCCCAGAAGAAATCAGACCGTTTGATATAAGGTATCGAATAGTAAATCAACATGGAAATCCGCTTGCTTTAAAAAACGGAGCAAGTATATTCGATTTACCATCACTAGCTGAAAAAGCTATTAAGAAAGAGTTTAGTAAAGATGACCCAGATTTTGATATTGAAAAACATTTCGTTGAAGAGGTCGCTATTGTCAATTTAAGTAAATTTCATAGTTATTTTGAGGAGGTGGAGTGATTGAAGATGAGCAAAATATTTTAGAGACACAATTGATTTTAGGTAAGCAAGTTTTAGAAATTGTATTGGATTTGCTAAAAGACGATTCAAAAATAGGGGTAGTTCTACCTTTAAACATAAATGACCGTGAATTTACAATTACTGTAGAAAAGGAGGTCACAGATCGTGACTAAGGGGTGTTTGTGGTTATGAAGGACGTGTATGACAAGGTGAAAGTCGGGGATGAGGTGATGTTGTGAAATTCTTGGATTTATTCGCAGGAATTGGCGGTTTTCGTTTAGGAATGGAGTCTGCCGGGCATGAATGTATAGGATTTTGTGAAATAGACAAATTCGCTAGAGCTAGTTATAAAGCTATACACGATACGAAAGGAGAAATTGAATTACATGACATCACAACAGTATCAGATGACACTATTCGAGGAATCGGAAGTGTGGACATTATCTGTGGAGGATTTCCGTGCCAAGCTTTCTCAATTGCAGGAAACAGACGAGGTTTTGAAGATACACGAGGAACTTTGTTCTTTGAAATTGCTAGGTTCGCATCTATTCTCAGACCTAAATATCTATTCCTTGAGAATGTTAAAGGATTGCTCAATCACGAAAATGGAGTTACATTCGAGACCATTATCTCAACCTTGGATGAACTGGGGTACAACGTGGAATGGCAAGTGCTTAACAGCAAGAATTTCGGAGTCCCCCAAAATCGGGAACGAGTGTTTATTATCGGACATCTTAGAAGAGAACGTACCAGAAGAATTTTTCCTCTCAGCGGAAAAAATCAGTCAACTAGTAACCAATCAGTCATGAAAATTGGGAATATAAACCCATCTGGCAACGGAATGAATGGGGAAGTCTATCAAGCTGATGGTCTAGCTCCCACGCTAACAACAAACAAGGGAGAGGGGCAAAAGATAGCTATAAATAGCTATCACGAAAACAATCATTTATCAGATGGCTTTCGAATCAGAAAGCTAACACCTAAAGAATGCTGGAGGTTACAAGGTTTTCCTGATTGGACTTTTGATAAGGCGCAGGAGGTCAACTCTAACAGTCAATTATATAAACAAGCAGGAAATAGCGTGACAGTTAATGTCATAGCAGCAATAGCAAAGGAGTTATCATGAACGCACTAGAAAAAGTCGAACAATGGTTTATCGACCGTGAAATCAAAGATCGAAAAGGTCGTTGGATTGATGGTGCTTTCGTCAAAGAGGAGGATTTGGTATGATACCGAAATTTAGAGTGTGGGTAAAAATAGGAAAACGTATGGTTTTTTCAGATGACATTCTTGCTATTGACT